AGTAATTTTATCATATAATCTATTTTTGTTTATTTTGTAACATCTCTTTCACCTTTATGTTTATCTAATCTATCTAAGATTTGAGTCAACAATTCATTTTTCACTACCCCTACCATTGAGGCATTTTTTAGAATAGAGATTAACTGGAATACTAAAAAGGGAGCCATAATTGTTTCACTTAGCCAAGAAGTTCCCGAAAAGCCTTGTTCTATTGTTAATATGGCAGATAACATTACTATCCAAAATCCTAATGTCTTTAATACTTTTAATGCTTTACGAGTTTGAAATCCTTCTCTTTTTATACCTGCCCATACCCCAAAAAATCCATCAGCAAAAATTACAAATGCTACTGAAAGGTATTGTTCGATATTATTGGCTGTAAGGTTCATAAAATAGGAACCTATAAATGCGCATGCTGTTGTCAATGATAATGTAATTAAAAGTGAAGTTTTCATCTTATATAACTAACTATTTAACGTATTCGTAGTACTTTTTAGTTTTCTCGTTTCTATCTGCAAGGCCATGTGTACCGCCGTTAATTCTTTTTGTAAGAGCTAAGATAGCAGCATCGTTAATTCCTTGATCACAGATTGACCATAATTTGTTTTTGTCAAAGAAAAACATTGCTGATTCAAAAGCATACTCTGTAGCTACTAAATCAGGGTTGGTCATAATTTCTGGTTTTTGTAAATACTTAGCAAATGCTGCGTAGTTATCTTTTCCAGTTAATTGAAGAGCACCTCTTCCTCTATACTTCCATCCATCTCCTGATTTCTCATCTCCGTTACCCATTCTTGATGCGTAAACTCTGTTAGCGATTTTTTCAGGATTTCTAGCATAAGATTCCTCTAAGTTACCTGGAAAGTATTTTCCAAAGATACCTTGAAGACCTTGAGCTGAGTAGTTTAAGTTTTCTGAGAATGCTTTAAAACCACCTGTTTCGTGAGCTGTTTGTGCAAAGAAATGTGCCGCTCTTACAGGAGTTAATTTATAAAACTCCATTGCTTTTTTCATAGTACCAGGACCAAAAGCACCGTCTGCTGTTACTCCTATTTTAGCTTGTAAACTTTTTAAACTCATAATTATTCGTCGTTTGATTTTTTACCGTTTTTCATTTCTGCAAATTTCTCAATTACATCTGGAAGGAATGATCCTAATGTGATGTACATGAAAGCATCAAAAATGTATTCGTTTAATTCTAATGGTCTACCGTAGTATCCTGTTATTAGGTCAACTACGATTGCTCCTACCATAACCATGAATGAAAGGAAACCAATTATAGTTTTTTCATTATAGTCATTTGATTTTTTAAAGATGTCTTTAAAAGCCATAATATAATTTGTTAAATTAGTTAATAGATAACCATTGTCAATAACAAATTTTAGTATAACTGTTTACAATAAATAGGCATGAAAAAAGAGGCCCGAAAGCCTCTTATGAAGTTTAACCAAAGTCTTTTTATTCTCCAGAGTTTAACCCTTTTAACTCTTTTGGTAAGAACTCAGTATTGACATGGCCGCAGGCCTTGCACGCAAATACCGGAATAGGCATATAGGTTGTTTGTCCTGTTCCTGTTAAAAGTCCTGATGCTTTTCTAATGTGAAGGGCTTCTTCAAAGAAGGTGTGTCCACACTTCTCACACTCTACCGGTAGGGTTTGATCAATCGATAGATTCATTCTTGGTTGTTCCATTTCTCTTGTTTTTCTTTAGTACATAACTCATCTACCTTTATCTCCTCGCTAACAATATCAAACACTGTTTTAGGTGTTAGGTTAGGATTTTTTAAAGACATTTGTACAACCTTTTCCAATAGTATATCAAGATTCCCGGCACATACTGCCGCTCTTACAACCTCTATTATGAGGCTTATTGACTTCTGGTTTGGGGTTTGATTTAATAATCTACCCTCCTCCACTAGTTCGTGATATTTTTTTATTGAATCGGACATGTGTTATGCTTTCTTTTTCTTTGGATAATATTTTTTCTTTTTCTTTGGAGAGGTTGTTGCCAATTCTACAAGATCTTTGGCCAATTGCTGAGACTCTTCCTGAGTGGTAGGTACTTTTGCTACCTTGTCAATTTCTTTTATAAGTTCCTGTGCCGATTCTGTAAGGCTTCTTGTTGGTGCCTTTTTTGCTACAATAGGATGTAAGTCCTTGTTGTCCAATTCTTGTGTTACTTTTTCCTGGTCGTCTTGTTCGGTCATTTCCTCCAATGTTGGATGCCCCTTTGTTAGGTAAGCTCCAATTGCTGCTGCCGATACTACAACTACTAAAAGTAGGATGATAATTTCAAATCCTGTCATAATAAAACGTTTTTAAACCCACTCCGGAGGGTGGGATAGTTAATAAAATTTGCGCGTGGCACCTTCGGTGAGGAGAGAGAAGCGCCCCCTCCTCCCCTGCCGGTCCTTACTTTGCTTTTGATTCTTCTGTTGAAGCTTTTCTATATTCTGTGATTAATTTCTTAACCTCTCCAATTGCTTTACGTGCATTGGCTTGTGACTTCTTAGTTGTTCCGTTGTGCTGTGCAACGAAGTCTTGATACAACCCGTCAATCTTTTCGAATAACTCTTGTTTGTTCATCTTGTTTGATTTTAAATTAATATTACATGAACTGAGAAGGATCGATTCCTGCTCCTTGTTCATCTTTTGGTTTTATGTTTGTAATAACACATTCTGTGATTAGCATTGTTCCTGCAACAGATGCTGCATTCTCTAAAGCAAGTCTTGTTACTTTAGTTGGATCAATAATACCTTCCTCTAACATATTTACATACTCTCCTGTTCTTGGATTAAATCCAATCCATTCGTGATTGTCAGAAATGTAATTTACTCTCTCTTCAATTATTTCTGCAGTCTCTCCTGCATTTAATAAGATCTGTTTAAATGGTTTTCTGATTGATCTTATTACAATATTGATTCCTTTTTCTTGATCTGGATGAGATGTTAATGTTCCTTCCTGAATATCTTGTAAATGGAAAGAAGCATTTAGTAAAGCAATTCCTCCTCCAGGTAAAATACCTTCCTGTAAAGCTGCTTTAGTTGCATGAAGAGCATCATCTACTCTATCTTTCTTCTCTTTCATTTCAACTTCTGTATGACCTCCAACATGAATCATAGCTACTCCTCCAATAAGTTTTGCTAATCTGTCTTGTAAGATTTCAATCTCATAAGGTGAAACTGTATTCTCGATCTGTTCTTTTAATTGCTCAATTCTTTCTGCAATAGCTTCTTCAGTTCCTTTACCATCTACAATGGTAGTATCATCTTTACCTACTGTTACTTTTCTAGATTTACCAAACCATTCAAGGTTGAATTTATCTAGCTTCATTCCTTTCTCTTCTGATACAACTGTACCTCCTGTTAGAGCTGCAATATCCTCAAGCATAGCTTTCTTCTTGTCTCCAAATTCAGGAGCCTTAACTGCTACTACTCTTAAGATACCTCTCATCTTATTTACAACAAGTGTTGATAAAGCCTCTCCGTCAATATCATCTGCAATGATAAGTAAGTCTTTATTCTGCTGTGATACTGATTCCAATAATGGAAGCATCTCTTTTACGTGCTGGATTCTTTTATCTGTGATAAGGATTAAAGGGTTGTTCAATACTGAAGTCATAGTATTGTTATCTGTAACGAAGTATGGAGATTTATATCCTCTATTGAATTGCATACCCTCTACAGTTTCAAGATAAGTCTCTCCTGTTTTAGATTCTTCAATAGTTACTAATCCGTCTCTACCAACTTTATCCATTGCTGTTGCAATAAGATTTCCTACCTCTGGATCGTTATTACCTGAGATTGTTGCTACTTGTTTGATTTGTTCTTCTTCTGTAACTTCTTTAGAGTATTCCTCTCTTAAGTATTCGATTACTGCTTTAGTGGCAATATCAATACCTCTTTTTACTTCTACTGCATTTGCATTTTGTAGCTCAGATAATCCTTGGCTATAAATTTCTCTTGCAAGTAATGTTGCTGTTGTAGTTCCATCTCCAGCCAATCTTGCTGATTCGATTGCTACTTGTTTTACAGCTTGTGCTCCAGTATTCTCAATTGGATCTTCCAATTCTACTTCTTTAGCTACTGTTACACCATCCTTTGTTGATGTTGGATTACCTCCTTGTTGTTGAATAAATACATTTCTACCTGATGGCCCCAATGTACATACTACTGCGTCTGCTAGTTGGTTTACTCCTGATAGTAACTTCTCTCTAGCATCTTTTGAAAAACTGATTTGTTTACTCATAACTACTCTTGTGATTTTCTAATTGTTGCTAAAATTTCTCTGTCCGGAAGGATAAAGTATTCTTGACCTTCAAAGTCGATACGAATGGTTCCGATCTTTGGAATCAATACTACATCTCCTACACTGGCTTGTACTTGAATAAATTGTCCAAATTCAGACTGGCGTCCTGGACCTACGGAAACTACTTCTCCCATTTCTGGTTTTTCTTTTCCCATATCCGGAATGATAATACTTCCGAATCTTTCTTCTCCTGATTCAACAGGCTTTACAATAACTCTGTCGCTGTTAGCTGATAACTCTTGTGACATAAACTTGATTTGGTTAATAACTTATTTTAATAATATATGAATAAATATCTAAGGAAACAACTTTTAATGTCCATCTCTCCAGTTTAATGAAATCTCTGGCGGTGCTTTTAGAGTTACTCCTTCAAGCTTGGTTGTATTTTCCATTATCTCTTGAATGATAGGAGCTAGTTCTTTTGCTTTATCTTCTGGTACATTTATGATTAACTGGTCATGAACCTGTGCCTGTACTCTTCCGTCTACTCCTAACTCTTTTAACTTTCTGTTGATGTTAACAGCAGCTCTATTTACAACCGCTGCCGCTAGAGACTGCAACTGATAATTCAAGCAGTTGTTTAGTCCATTTCGATAATCTCTGTACATCTGCATTACAGGATCTTTTCCATACTGCTCTTCAAGACTCTTTCTAAATCTCCAGTCCATTATTTGATCTCCATACTTTTCAAAGATCTTTTTTACTTTAGGTAAATGTCTGATACGTCCTACTTTATTTTGTATAAAGCCATGTTTCTTTACTTGCTCTCTAGAATTAACTCTCCATTCCTTTAGCTGAGGAAATCCATCTAAGTAACCCTGTACAAGTACTTCTGCATCTTTCTGTGATATGTCTAAAGTCTTTGCTAAAGCATATGCTTCCATCCCGTACGCAATTCCTAACGAATAAGCTTTTGCTTTGTTTCTAGCCGGAGCATCTAAGTTCTTCAAATAGTTCGGAGCTTTTTTATCCGGTGATACTCCATCTGGAAATCTATTCTTATCCTCGTTTAGCTTTTCTGTTCTGATTGCAACTGTAGAATAAAAATCCCATCCGTTGTTGAAGATCTCTTGAAGAGCAATATCTCCTGCTACAGAAGCAAAACAGTGAGGTTCTAATGATTCGTAATCGGCATCGATAATCTTTCTACCTGGACCTGAGGTGAGGAATGCTCTAACCATATTTGTATAGTATACGATTATTTCTGCATCCTCTCCTTCTTCTTTTGGTTTTGGAAGCTGCTGGGCATCTGATCCGTATCGTCCTGATACTGTACCGTTTTGTTTGAAGTAGAAGTAATATTTACCGTCTTCCTCCCCGTCAATAAATCGATCAATATAAGTTGATTTAATTTTCAAAAGCTTATTGTAGATACGGAGATTCTCAGCCCATTCATAGGTCTTTGCTAGTTCCTCTAACATATCCATATCGAATTGATCTTGACCTTTTTTAGTCTGAGTAAGAGGCTTAATTCCCATATACTTAAATGCAATCTCACCTAAGTGTTTCTTAGACTGAATGTTCAAATACTCTCCTTCGTTCTCTTCCTTCCACATTTGCATAGAGATTCTAACAACTTCCATTTCATCTAGTAGAGAAAGTTCTCCTGTCAGTAGGAATTGTTTTACGTTACTCTCTTCTAACTCTTCGATAGCTTTTTTAGTTAAAGAATACTTTCCAGTCTTCTCACTTCTTTCCAATGGAAGAGAATGTAGCATGATTAAGTTCTGTGCCCAGTTACCTTTACTGGAAGGCGGATAAGTATAGAGTGCTGTATCAACTACCCACTCCTTTGCTTCTGGAATAGCTAAGATGCTATTGATTACAATTCTCTTATTTTTTTCTAGATCGGCTGTAATCTCATCTTTAATTTTATTTAGAAGTGGAAGATCTAAATCTACTCCTAGCTCTTCCATTGGAACAGTTACTTCTTTGTAAAGAGGCATTACTTCGTCTTCAAAGAAGAATCTCTCCAGTCCTTCTCCTTTTAGTACTTTTAGGAAGTGATTACAAACTCTTAATGTTAAATCTGTATCGGCAGCAGCATACTTAGAAAGGATTGCCATGTCTGCTTTATATATTTCGTAAAGATCTTTTGTAGTTGATCCTCCATTTGCTTTAATAGATTCTTTTAGTTCCACTTGCTCTTTGTTGGCTGCTTCTTCTACATTCAATCCAATCTCTTTCTGGATAGAAATAGCTAAAGGTTTAAGACCAAACACACCCATACCAGCGCCCTCTTCCTGTACTGTATGAACAAGGAGTGCTGTATCTACCCAAAGATCTTCTAATAATGATACTCCGTAAAAGTTCTTAGTTATTCGGCAGTCAAAAGAAGCATTGTGCATGACTAGTCTTTTACCTTTAAGCATTGGTAGTAGCTTTTTAGCAAGATCATGTGCTCCTTTTCCTCCAATGGTACATTCCTCTAATTGATTTAATTCTGGATTCCATTTCTGAGTTGGCATGTAAAATCCTATACCTTCTTCTCCAGATACAGACCATCCTACAACTTGATCTCTTCTTACATTTAATCCTGTTGTCTCAGTATCATAAGCAAGAACTTCTGATTGATTGATATGTTCGATAAGGAGGTTAACAGTCTTAATACTGTCGACGTGGTAATACTTTTTTTCTATTTGCATAACTGATTTTATATACTATGAAGATAAGAAAAGAGCTGCGGTTAAGCAACTCTTTTTACTAATATTCTCCGTAAAGATCAAACTTTTCTGGTGGTGGAGGTGTCCAGCTAACTGTCTGAGTTCTTATAGCGTACAGTTCTCCTTTTCGTGGTTCTAATCTATAAGCTCCTTTAAACTCTGTCGCTCTCATATAAGCTGACAGTGTCGGTACTAATCCTTCAATTGTATGTAAAGGTGCTGATGGCCATTGTCCTTGCCAGTTATCTCCTGGCGGTATTCTCATTGCAATTAACTCAAGTACTTCTTCTACTCTAGAATTTGCTTCCATTATTGACGTAATGTTTTTTCCATTCTACATTTTGGATCTGCAAAGAAGCTAGGGATTAAATGCTTGTGAGAAGCTCTTACTGGATTGATATCTAATCCTCCTCTACGAGTATACAAACAAGCTACCATTAGTTCTTCTGGCTGATATGCTTGAGTAAGATGAGTATAGATCATTTCACAGATCTCTTCATGGAAATGTGATACTTGTCTATGACTTACAATATATCTTGCTACTGATTCTAGATTAGGAATTTTACCTGCTGCTGGTTTAATATGTATAAATACATCTCCCCAGTCCGGTTGATTTGTAACTCTACAATTTGATCTTAAAAGATTTGATTGGAATTTAATCTCGAATTGTACATCCTGATCTGTTTCTTCACATTGTAATTGTGAAGCATCTGAATGATAAGAAGTAAATTCAACAGCATCTAAATCTACCATTTGATCCAATTGTGCGTATCCTTTAAAAGCATATGACGGTCCAAAGTCTGAGGTAAACATCTCTACTTCTACATTTGTTTCTAATTTCTCAGACAAATCTCTTTTTACTCTGTCTTTTAAAATTGCAATACATTCTGCAGCTGTATCTCCCATCTTAGTCATATTGAATGAATTCAAATACAATTTGATAGATTTAGACTCTACGTGTAGTCTTGAGTCTGCTGGATAATATATTTTTAACATTCCAACTACTGGGAGTCCTTTTGTAGTAATTGCTGATACTTCGTATGCATTCCAAACATCTCCTCCAACGAATGGTAGGTTGTTGTCATCTATTCCGTATGCTTCTCTATTTAAGTATCTAGGAATTTCTACTAATAGACTTGGATCGTAAGTATCCTTATACCCTTCTCCTCCTACTTTACCGAGATGTTTTCCTGCGATTGCAATTACTGCTGCTTGATTTAATTCTTGTGTCATATAACTTTGTTTTTTTATTTAATTTAATATAACTACTTTTTTTCATATTTCCAACTATAGCCTTTATGTTTATGTCCTTTTTTTATAGAACTACTTATACTTCCCATATCAAAACCAGCTGATTTAGCATCTGAGATGTTCGTAAAAGTAAAAGCCATCTGACCTGTTTCTGGATTGATTGCTAATAGGTGCCCTCTTTTTTCAAAACACCGGACTCGTCGTTCTTCTGACATACTCTGTTTATGTTGTTCTGATAGTTTCCTTCCTATTAACTTCTCCGATACTGTTTGACCGATTCTCTGTTTAGTAGTTTCCCTTAACGGAGTTCTTTCTCTTTCTTTAGCAGCTTTTGAGAGATTCTGCTTATGACTATCTGATTTTTGTTGACCCCTATTTCCGGCACTTATCTTATCTTTAACTTCTTGAGATAATTGCCCCGACTTATCTCCTGCTTTTGTTAATCTACAATTCAATCCTTTCCCTCCCAATACATCATAGAAGTCCTGCCAGTGTCTCTCTCTTTCATTCAACTCCTCTACACTACATTCTTCTATAACTTCAAAGATATGTTCAGAGAAACCGTACTTTAGTAGGGAGTAATAAAGTCTTGGCTGTTTTTTACAAGCTAACCTCTCATACTCTCCCCTTCTTCTTACTACCTCTACTGCTTGTCCTATGTAAACTTTTCCTGTTGGACTTGTTATTTTATAAATTCCTATCATATTAAATAAAAAAAGGAGAAATTAAAACAAACCCTCTGCGACAAGGTGTTATTTTAAAATCTCCGTAATGTTTTTATAGAGTGGTCGCAGTACTCTTCTTT